TTAATTGTTCCTGTAGTTGCTGTTGTATAAACAGAAACTTTTTCTTTTACTTGTTGAATTTTTCCAGTACCATTAAATGTAACTGCACCAGTTCCTTTTGGTGTAAAGTTAATACCAACATTATCATCAGTACCAGAAGCTGTAAAATTTGGATTGTTTCCAGTTGCAGCGTTAGCAATTGTTATATCATTAACTGCTGTCGTTACTTTTGAAAATATAATAAATTCATTTCCTGCGTTATCGTCAATTTCATTAATGATAGGTGAAGTTAAAGTTTTATTAGTTAATGTAGCTACTCCAGTTGCACTTACTAAATCAGTATCAACAGCATTTGTTCCGTTTAAATAAATTTGTTTAACTGACTTATCAGTAGTTGCCCAAATAACAGAAGCACCGCCAACTTGATTTAAAGCAAGTGTGTAAGCACCTGTTGTACCATTTTCTATAGTATATGTTTTTTCAATTCCTGAAGCTACATAAACAGTAGCATTAGCTGCTAATGTTCCTGTAAATTTAATAACAGCATTTCTAGCATCTGATATCGTAGCATCAGTCATTGCTAAAGTTGTGTTAGTTGAAGTAAGTGCAATTGCTTGATAACCTGCAATAGCTTGTTGTAATAAGTTTAAATTTGTATTGGTTTTATCTCCCCAAGTTCCAGAGTTTTCACCCGTTACCATTAGTTCGAGTTTTAGATCTGTAGAATAACTAGATGCCATATGAATTCCTTTTAAATATTATGTATAATAGCTAATTTTAGTTTGATTAGGCGGCTATGTCAACAACTGCCCAAGTATTAGTTGCACTTGTATTTACTACTGTCCAGCTATTAGAAATACCTATATCTACCACAGCCCAAGCACTTATAAATACATTTCCTGTATAAGTGGTCATTTGTAAACCAGTAATACCTGGAGCAACATCTATAATTATAGATACTGAATTTATAGTAGTAGTTGCAGATATTGATGTCACATCTACTAATGTATTTGCATCTAATTCTGCTGACCCTAAACTTACAGAAATCACATTTCCAGTTAAAAATACATCAGCTGTGATATCTGCTTCTACATCTCCTAGAGATATTGTTAATAAATTTCCATTTACATCTACATTAGCTCCAGCTGTAATAGAAACTATTGCTACCGTAGTTGTTATAGATTGTCCTGTAACAGACACGTCAACACTTATTTCAGCACTTATGGTTCCAGTGGTTGTTGTAGAATCTACTCCAGTTAAATCAAGACTAGAATCTCCTGTAATTGATAGAGTTCCAGTATTAGTATTTAATTGATTGCCAGTAACTTCAACTTCTATTGAAGGAACAAGAACAGTATCTTGTCCAATGGAAATATCCATTCCACCAATATTGCCCCACGAACCGTATCCCCACGATTCAGTACCCCAAGGTAAATTACCAGGAGAAGTAACATAAACTTCAATTGAAGGAACTAATACTGTATCTGTACCAAGAGTTACATTTAATAAATTTGTAGCTAAAGTTAAATTACCATCACCAGTAATTTGATAACCAGGATTACCTGCCCAAGTGCTAGATCCCCAAGTATCTTGTCCCCAAGTTGTAAGTGATGCAATATTTTGAGCTGCGGTATTTAACTGAAATCCAGTTACAGAAATTTCTTGGCTAAGTTGAATAATTACATCACTACCAATGGATGAAGAAATTCCATCAATAGCTGCCCATGCATTAGATCCCCAATTACTAGATCCCCATGTTGTAGATGTTCCAGGAGTAGAAACATTTACATTTATATCTCCTTGTAATCCCCAAAGACCTTCATTCCATTTTAATTCACCCCATGTATTAGCCACGACAGTTTTCTCCTGTCATGTAAAATACATTTGATAAACCAGGTGACGTTACGTTTATTGTAATATCTGCCACCTGGCCCTCCTAAAATTATGCGATTCTTAATATAGCTGCTGCTGCTGTAAATGCTGGAAATACTATTGTAAAAGTTCCTGATGTTGCTGTTTTGTCAGCACCAAAACTTAAAGCACAAACTGCTCTTTTAGTTGCAGTAGTTGTATTATTATAAATTAATGCTCCAGCTGCTGTTAATGTAACACCAGTAAAAGATAAATCTGCAAAATCTACTATAGCTGTAGCACTATCAAGTGATACTGTTTGACTTTGTAATACTCCACCACCTGCTGCGTATTGTCCTGAATTTGGACATTCGCCAGTTACTGTGTAAATTGTTGTAGCTGCGGATAAGTTAGCCGCTGACGTATATAATGCTAAATTAAAAGCTTGTCCTGAACCTGAATCGAAATCGTGTACTCCACCTAAAAGTTCTGCTTTAAAGCTGTTGCACACTGCTTGTGTTATTGCCATATGTTGTACTCCTTATAGTTATTATGGTGATGGTGAATTAATTTTAATTCGTAACACACCATCTTGAAACTCGTCTCTGCGTCTTCTACCTGTTTGTTCTAACGCAAATCCTTGTAATGATGTATTATACTTGTCTTGATATAGTTTGTACATATCTATTGGTCCTTTTAGATACGCAAAAGCTTCTACTAAACAAGCATATAATAATAGTTCTGGTGCGTTTTGACTGATATAAGTAGTTGTATTTGTTGAGCTTAAATTATCAGGTGTGTATACATAATCTAGAGTAACAGCATAGCTACTATTTGGTATAGGAGCTACTTGAATAGCATTTTCTTTATACATTGAATAATACTTAGGAAAACCACTTGTTCCAGAGCTATTATATTCAGTAATAAATGTATCATCTCTAGGCTCTAATGATATTTGAGCTGATGAAGTATTAGTTACAACTACAGATCTTACTATAAAAGCTCTTCTAACAGTAGTTGATCCTTCATCTGTATTATCATCTGGTAATAATAAATATTTGTTTCCAGAATTAAAACTTGATGTTGCATATTCTCTTGAATAATCTGCATCGGCTTCTCTAAATATTCTATATTCAGAATTTTTAATAAATGTATCACAAACTCCATCAGTTAAAACTGATGAATCTACTTCTGTATAGTTTCTTATACTTGATAATAATTCTGCGTATGTCATGTTATATTTATAGTTACATCTCCAACACTAGAGTATGCTTGTCTAGCTGCATTAATTATATCTCCACTTATTCCAGGTTGCATGCCAATTGAAAGATATTGTCCTGGCCAAAATTGTAAATCTAATTGTACTAAACATCCACCACCTGGAACAGTATCTGATCTAGCGTTTTTTAATCCTTGAGGATCTGCTTTATGATGTCTTGGATCTAATTGAGGTTGTTTTGGTTCGTATTCACTAAAATGTACAAAAGAACCATTCCATTCTCTTTTCATTTCCACATATGGAAATTGCATTCCTGATCTATCAGAAATAGCCAATGATCTTTTACCTCTTGAAAATGCCATTAGATTCCATCTCCAAAGTAAGAATAAGGTGAAATATAAGAGCTTGTTCTTTGAGAATCTTCTTCTAAAGCTCTTTGTAATTCATCTTCGTATACTAATTTTAAACCTTGAACTCTATCTGGAGCAACTTTCTGTCCTAGATAATATGCAAGACCTGAAATCATGCATGGTAAAAATCTATAAGGTACATTTGCTTGATCAGAGTATGCACCTGCATCTTGAATTCTGCTAATGTAATAATATTTTAAATAAATATATTGAGCACAATCTGGGGTTAGATATAAGCTAATAGTAGGATTAATTTGACGATTAACATAGTATTGTGAAGGTTGTCCTTGTTGACCTTTATTAGGAAGAGCTGCATAAGCAGATCTATCAATTTTATCTAAAGAAATATCGTTAGTTGTTTCAGTTACGGTTTGAGCAGTTGAAACATAAGCCTCTAATACATCACTACAATCAGAAGGTGTAGTATAAGTTGCTGTACCAGCAGTTAAAGCCTGTTCTTTAAGAACAACTTTCCAAAGATGAATACCTCTATTTCCCCATTCAGAAAATAAAATGTTTAAACTTCGTCTTGCTGATTTTATATTGTATCCGCTGTTAGTTCTTACACCACAACGTTCATAAGCTTCTTCAATAATATCGTCTATGTCTAAATCAAATGATGTAGTTCCTGAAGTAGCCATCAGACATTATTTTTTCTTAACGTTTTTAGAAACTTTCTTAGCACTAAATCCTTTTAACATACTAGCAACTTGTGCTGGTGTATTTTTTGGAATTATTCCTGCTTTTAAATATGTTTTCATTCCCATTTTAGTATTCTCCAAAGTATTGTTTGTTAACTTGTATTGCTTTTTGGCCTTTAACCATCATTTTACCTTTTTGTGCTTTGATAGGTTCTTGAGACATAGATTGTTCAATAGCCATTCCTCTTTTTTTCTCATAAGAAGATAACATTCCATCTTTATTTAAGTCTGCTTTTGATGATAATTTTGCCATTACACCTTCTTTAGCTTTCATAGGTCTCATTTTACCACTTTTAGTCTCTTCATAGCCCTTTTTTTCAAGCATAGTTTCTCTACCTTCCATAGATTTTGATTCCATACCTTCATGTTGCATAGACTCGTCTTTATATTTTTTAAGTTTTTTCATAATATCTAAATATACCTCATTTTTGTCATGTTATATATACCACCATCTTTCATTTTTTTAGGTTTATTTACTATTGTTTTAACATTTGTTGGTTTTGGACCAGCATTACCTACAGATCTTTTTCTAATTACTGCGGATCTCTTTTGACTTTCACTCATTCTTGCTGCTTTTGCTGCAGGAACACATTTTGGGTAACCTCTTTTTGATCCATTCACTGATTTTCTTCCACATTCTTTATAGCCTCCTCCTTTTTTAGGGGCAGAAATATCTACCCAATTTTCATTAAACCATTTTGCAAGACCACCTTGTTTTAAACCAAGATTAAGATCAAAATAATATTGTCCAGTCTTTTCAAAATTATTTTCTTGTTTTAATTTTGCTTTTTCAGCTGTAATAATTCTTGCTGCTTCTTTAGATCCTACTCTTTTAGCAAGTTCTATTACAGGTTCTTCTTTATTTTTGTCTTCTGACATTATTTTAATAAATCTCCATAGTAATTTTTTAAAGATTCATTAGAATAATTTTTATCATTCATTTCTACTTCTATAAATTTACCCATATAAGCACCTTTAGCTTTCCAATCTTTTCTTTTTTTACCTGAGGGATCTTTTATTTTACCTGCACATATTTTTGAAGCATAGGCGTTTGCATATGCAGAAGGATATACTGCAAATTTTCTTTTTGCTGCTGATTTACCTCTAGAACATAACTTTGTCATTTTATTTTTTCTTTCTTTTTTTATATGCAAGCATAGCTTTAGATGGTTTTGCTCCACGAAGTTTTCCTTCTATTTGTTGAGGTATTTGTGATCTTCCTATTGGCATAATTAAACCATTGGTAAATATACAATTTTACCACTTACTTTCTGTGCCTTCAAGTACTGCTTTCTATTGCTTTCTTTTGAATAACTACAATGAACCCATCCACTATTAGGCTGATTTTCGTTCCAGAACTCAAGTATACATTGATCATATTCAAAATTCTGTACAATAAAATCTGCAACATCTTTATTTGCTACTCCGAATATTTCAAAATCTGCAGCTTGACCTTTAGTGTGCTGACTTTTAAATGAAGACCCTATAGCTTCACAAAGTGCAACTGATCTATAACCAGAAGATATAGATACAGGCATTCCATAATAATCTCTTAACGGTTGTAATATTTTTTCACAAAGTATTTTAAGATTTTGTATTTGTTCTTCATTTGGAACATTATCTATTCCAAGCCTTATTGCTTCTTGAGACTTTATTAATTCATTTAATGTAAAACTTTTACTTAGTTCCATTTTAATAAAAATATGTATAATATGTCCAAACCGCTATATTAAAAAGTAGTAGTGCTTCTATCATTTATTATTTCTTAATTTATTTATAACCTCAATAACATGTTTTTCATATTCTTTATTTGTAGAAAAACTATCTAATGCTTTTGCCATTTTTATAGGATCTCTATTAAACGACATGTCTCTAGCTTTTCTAAATTCTGTATATACTTGTTTTGTATTTAGAATCTCTATGTAATATCTAACAGAATCACATTTGTTTTTAAATACCCTTACTCGCCATTCTATATGATCTGGCTGTTTATAAGGAAGCATTCCCTCTTTAGACCAGACTCTTATGCCAAACAAGTTATTACCTTCAATTGCAAATCTAGATGTTCCATAATTAGATTCAACAATAGCTTGGGCCACTATAAGTTCTGTATTTATGTGTTTGTTTGTAGGGATGTCAAAATTGAGGTAGGAGATACACTTTTTAAGGGAGGTAATGAATTCTTGATTATTATGATATTCAAACCTCGGGGGACCAAATCCTAGGCTCTTGGCCCAGGCAATTGTGGCGTTCTCAGTCTTTTTCTTTGCGACTGGGTTGGGGAAAAATGTACCTAATACAAATGCTGCTAGAGCTACTATCAAATATTTTATTATTATACTCTTTATTGTCATAGCATTTACAGTGATTTAATAAGCAGCATCCAACTGCTAAATTGTTAATACAATTATTTTTTGATTGTAGGTTCAACAAGTTTGTCTAATGTCTTATCTAAAATATCTAGTCTTCTTTCAAGCACGTCTATTCTTGCTCTATTTTGACTCGCTCTACCATTAATTTCTTGAACTGAATCTAATAAATCTTGTCGAAGTTTTTTTCTAGCTAATGCTGCATCTAAATTTGTAACTTGTTTATTATCTGCTGATACAACTATTTGAACTTTTGCTTGAAGTGTATTTACATTAGATTGTAATGTTGAAAGTGCGTTCATTAAATAAACCACACAAGTAAATAGAATAGGTATTATTGCAAATATAATTTTTTGTCCTATTTCGCCCATAATTATTTTTTTTCCTTATCTATTATATCATAAAAAAAATTGTCTGTGTCATCTGTAATTAATCCTTTATTTTCAACATTCCAAATTGTAGTTTGGACTTTATAATCAGGTACAGATGGTTTAGTAGTAAAGCTAGGGATACTCCACAAAATACGATTGTTAGGCATAATTGCATAATTACCGTTATCAAGAGCCAACACATGCCCGCACTTATGTTGATCAGGAATTTCGGAATGTTCAGTATCAATAATATTACTTTCTGGATGTGCCCAATCAATCGTAAATAAATATTCACCATGATAAAGTTTATTTTTATTTTTACTAAAATATTTACAGCGTTGACCTTTTAAAAAATCAAAAACAGTAATACTAGGATAATAACT